TCCAAGAGAATAGTATGGGAACACCACTCACAGGCAGTACCGTCGCCAGCACCTACACTGGCCTGCTGAAGACAGCCGATAACGCCACGCTGACAGGTGTTCTCAGAACACTCAGCGACGGCAGCGGCAACGATTCCGCACTCCAAGTCTCCACCACCGCGCTCAACTCCACCGGAGACTTCAGCGTCGCAACCAGCCGCTTCACGGTCGCTTCCGCCAGCGGAAACACCGCTGTGGCCGGCACCCTCAACGTCACCGGTGCCACCTCCCTCAGCTCGCTCATTACCAGCGGCAATGCCACCATCGGCGGAACGCTCGGTATCACCGGTGGCCTCACGATTCCCGGCACCCTGTCCGTCACCGGCATCTCCACGCTCACCGGAGCAGTCGGAATGGGAAGCACACTCAATGTCACCGGACTCTCCACATTGGCCAGCCTTGGTGTCACCGGCGCTGCTACCATCGGAACCACGCTGGGCGTCACCGGACTCTCCACGCTCGCCAGCCTCGCGGTTACCGCAGGATCCACGCTCAATAGTCTCGCGGTTACCAATGCGGCCACGATCGGTACCACGCTCGGTGTGACCGGCTTGTCCACCCTAGCGATCCTGTCGGTGACGGGGGCTGCAACGGTGGGAACCACGCTCGGAGTCACCGGAAATACCACGCTCACCGGAGACCTCGCGGCCAATGGCAACACCACGCTCGGCAATGCCGGCACCGACACGCTGACGCTCAACTCGGACAACATCACCGCTCCGAACATTTCGACGGTCACCGTTGATCTGGCCAACGACAAGGTGCTGATCTCCGATGCAAGCGACTCCAGTAAGGTAAAAGTGGTGACAGCCAATTCACTTGGCATCAACGCATCCAACGCTCCTCAGTGCGTTCAGCAGGTTGCTGATGATCGATACAACTACACTGGATCACTCACTGGTCCTGGAACTGAGATCGCCTCTGTAACAAGGTCAATCACTCCTCGGTCCACTTCGTCCAAGATTCTGGTCAGCATCGTCCTGAATTACTCAACACTGGTTAACGCCTCTCAATTCGTATTGTTCCGTGTAACCAGAAACGGAACCGAGATCGGCACTTCGATTGGCACAGGCCAGAAAGGTATTGCTTCAGGAAGCTACGAAGACGGTGAGGTCAATGCGATCAACAACACGAAGATCGAGTTCCTCGATTCCCCGTCATCGTCCACTTCAACAACGTACAAGGTTCACATCTTCTCTCCGTTGTCGGTCACGAACCTGTACCTCAACTACGCGATAAACGGTGGATCCAGCTTCACAACGATCTCCGCCATGACGCTCCAAGAGTTCTTCGCATGAAACCCTCCGAAGTAGCCCAAGCGGCCTGCGACAAGCTATCGTTCACGGACTCGGCCACCCTCACGTTGGCCAAGAAGTTCTGCATCCGCCGCTACTCGATGATCTGGGATTCGTGTCTCTGGAACGATACCCTCGGAGTCGTCTCAACACCCGTCACAGACGGCCAAGAACTCGTCACCATCTCCGAGTACGTCACCGCCACGTACACTTCCGGGACCGGTTACAACATGTTCCTCGACTTCCCGGTCGCATCCCGTTTCACGGTCTCCGGTGATACCGATGGTATCGAAGTACCAGCCGCCGAATGGGTCTCGTTCTTCCAGCTCGATCCCAACACTTGGAACAACGTCGATAGCCGCAAGTCCACACCCGGCAACTTCGTCAACTGGGCTCGCGTCCTCGGTGTCTCCTACGGTGAAGCCGGTGTCCCGCGCATCAAGCTCATCCCGACACCCAATACCAACGGCACCCTGTTCATCCTGGGCAAGAAACAGTCCCAGATGCGCCAGTTCGGCGAAGCCCAGACCATCTCGAACGATACCAACTTCGAGCTGCGCGGCGTCGAGAACGCACTGATGGCCTACACAGAAGGCGATCTCCTCGAATACTCCCGGCAGTACGGGAAGGCGCAGGCCAAGTTCCAAGAGGGCGCTGCTCAGGTCTCCATCATGAAGGACATGGAGCGTGGCCAACAGCAGCAGATCAGCCGCATCATCCCGGATAGCCTCTACGACTACACGTTCCAGGACATCCTCTAATGCCTTTCCAATCCTCAGACGCGCTCGATGACCAGATGCTTCTGGATGGAAGCAACGGCTTCTCCACCGGGGTCATCTCCGCCACTCGTCCCGATGCCATTCCTGCCACCAGCATGGAAGAGGCAATCAACATGGACTATGACGACTTCGGCAACCTCGTCACACGCCTCGGGACCCTGTCGCTGACCGGCAACAGCGAATCGCGCAACTGGGAAGACATCATCACCAACTGGGAGTCCACCACTTCCAACTTTGCCAGTAACCTACCCACCAACTCGCAGGTCTTCTCTGGCTTCTATTTCGATACCGCGGCTTCCGAGCGCCTCGTAATCGCCGTTCTCAATCGGAACACCGGTATCAAGGATCTCTACTACGGTTCACCCGGAGTCTCGTACAATTCGATCGCAAGCTCGACGATCAACGACGCCTCCCGGTTCGTTTACTTCGCACAGCTCAACGACAAGCTCTTCTACGCGGACGGCTATAGCGCCCTGCGTTATGTCACGAGCACGAATACCAACGCGGCAATTACAGCCGGCAAAGTCAGCCGCATCGATGTGATCAGGCAGGGTTCAGGTCACAGCTCGATTCCCACGATTACCATATCGGCTCCGCCAAGCGGTGTAACCGCAACAGCCACCGCCATTGTGGCCAATGATGGCAACCTAGTTGCGATCACTATCACGGACCCCGGCAGCGGTTACATCACGGCTCCTACGGTTTCGATCTCACCGGCAAACCAGTCCCACGCGGTCGCATTCGTATCACTCGCCGCCCCCGCCAAGCCGCTCTATCTCACCACCCACACCAACCGTCTGTGGGCCGTGTCCGCAGATACCACAATCCAGCCAGATACCCTCTACTTCTCGGACATCCTCGATGGCGAGTCGTGGGATCCGCTCGGTTCCATCCGTGTCGGTGGCGATGGTGATCCAATCCGCGGTCTCTACTCGTGGTTCGGTTACAAGCTCCTCGTCTTCAAGGAACGCTCAATTTGGAGCGTGGATGCCGATCCTACGCAGGATCCAGCCGATTGGGTCATCACACTCATCTCGGGCAATATCGGCTGCTCCTCGCACCGTTCGATCACCGCGGTCGGTGCCGATGTATTCTTCCTGTCTCGCGACGGCATCCGCTCAATGGCCCAGATCCAAGCGGGTACCCAGACCAGCGTTGGCCTCGCGCTCAGCAGCCCGATCAACGACCTGATCAGCCGCATCGACAAGACCAAGCTGGAATACTGCGATGGCGTGTTCTGGAACAACCGCTACCTCTTGGCCGTTCCGTTCGTTACCGCTGGTCCGTTCTCCATCGGGTTGGAAAGCGAAGAAGCACTTCTGCTCGAATCCGGTTCTTCAATCGAACTCGAAGGAACCTTCAACCAGAACAACGCGGTCATCGTCTACCACTCACTGGCCCGCTCATGGCTCGGTTACTGGGACAACTGGCAGGTCAACGACTTCATACCCACCGCATTCTCGAACTTCGGCCCCGTGCTCATGTTCGCCGGCGACATTATCTCGCTCAGTGAAGGTGCGGGCCAAGTCTGGTCTTTCAACGACTACCTACCCAACACTCGACTGAGCCCTGTCCAGCAGTCGGCCTACCTCGACGGCGGTAGCACCTATCAGTCATCGGTCACCACCAAGGCGTACAACCTCGGGGAACCCATTCCGGACAAGATCGGATACAGCATCCAGATCGCGCTTGATAATCCGTACGCTTCGAGCATCGGTGCCTCGCTCTCATACGCCACAAACATGAGCGGGACGTTCACCTCGATTGATCCAGCGATCAGCATCCCGAGCACTCAGAAGTTCCTGGCGGCTTACAACCTCATCAGCCGAGGACGTTGGAACAACATCCAGTTCAAGATCAACACGACCAGCGGAAGCCGGTTGAGTCTCCAGTCCACGATACTTTCTGGCTTTGTTGATTCTGTGCGTCCTCAGCAATGACCGCACATCCCACCATCATCGAAGCGGCACAACTGCTGAGACAACATTGGCCTACTTGTTCCACGTGGAACGATGATCAGTTGCTCAACTGGATTGGAATCTTCAATGCCAAGAAGCTGATCGGAATTGTGAAGAACGAGGATGGTAAGTGCGTTGGCGTAGGGGCTGTTCGATTTCTCAACTCGATAGAGGAGTCCGAGGATCTGAACAACAACTTCCCAGACGGTCACATCGCGTGGATCGAGATCGCTATTGGTGCTGAGCCATATGCGGTTCAGACACTCTGGTTGGCCATGATGGGGCTATGCTCGAAGAACGTCACCAAGCTGGGTGGGTTCCGCAAAGGCATTTCCCGTTTGTACGATTTTGACAGGTACTCCAAACTACTGATGAACCGAAGGATTTCCTATGGGCGGATCATATAAAGCACCAGACATTGCGGCGGCGAATCGAGAAGCCGTGATGGCCTCGATCGAAACCTTTCCGCTCCAGCGCGAGATTGAGGCAGCATCCCGGATAGGGGCCAAGGTTCGGGTTCCTATCTACAAGGATGGAAAGGAGACCGGTCAGTTTAGAGAGGTTGATTTTGGTCCTGTTTCCGACATTGCTCAGACGAGGGCAATCGGTCAGGCATTGGCCGATCTGGCTCCGATTCAGGCGCAGCGTCAGTTGGAAGCCGCTCAGCAATACGGCACCCAATTCGCTCAACAGCGCCGAGCCGAGCTTCAGGCTCTTGATCCTGAGCGTTATGGCACCGCAACCCAGCCGGGTCTCTATTCCCAATTCCTAAGCGACATTGGCAGGGCTCCCATCTCTGAGACTTCTCCCACCGCTCCCACCTACGAGCGCGTGGGCATGCCTACTGGCCCGCAGGATACCGGCTACGCTCAGTCCATCCGCAGCGATCTCGAACGCCAGATCGGAGCCGGTCTCGCTCAGGCTGGCACTCTCGATCCCACGATGATCCGCGCTGCCGAGCAAGCCGCTCGCGCCCGCGGAACCGCTACCGGCAATATCCTCGGCAACCTGTCCGCTTTCCGTGAGGCTCGCGCCGTCAACGAGGCGATCGCCAACGCGGATGTGCAGCGCCGGCAGCAAGCCATTGGTCTGCTCCAGAGCGGCCAGACTACGAGCGATGTCGCCAATCGTCAGGCGCAGGAGGCGTTCAACAACATCCTCGCAGCCACCGGTCAGAGGAACACCGCGATGCAGCAGAGCTTTGCCGGCCAGATGGCCGCGCAGCAACAACAGCAGGCAGGTCGCCAGCAGAACATCGCCAACATCCAGTCTGCCCTGGGACTCCAGCCAATCGTCTCGCAAGCCGCCCAGCTCGGAGGTCTCCAGCAGGGCGCTTCGCCGTTCGCTGCTCCCCAGCTCATGCAGGGTATGCAACAGGCTGGTCCGGGACAGTTGCTCCAGACCGGTGCAAACTTCGCTTTGAGCAACGCCCAGAACGCGTTTGAAGCCTCGAAGGCCAATTCTCCGTTGGCCATTGCTCAGGGCGTCACAAGCAGCATCGGAAACCTCGGTCAGGCATTCAGCGGATTCGGCCTTGCCGGCTGCTACGTGGCCCGCGAGTGCATCCCCGATCAGTGGGAGGCGTTCTACTTCTGGAAGGAGCTTGTCGGTCCCAAGTGGTTCAAGAGCTTCTACGACAGCAATGCCGAGAAGTTCGCCAAGTGGCTCAAGAACAAGCCGAAGACCAAGAAGATCGTGGCCAACTGGATGCTCGGTCGAATCAAGAGCCTCATCCCGAAAGCCTGATCAATGGCAAACGATACCAGCACAGATACGTCAGGATCTGGAACGGATTCATCAAGTCCGAATCAGGCGTCTGAGAGGCTATATCTTGCCGGCGACCAGTATCTGCCATGGGGAGCAATCATTCCTGGCACGGGTGGACTTCGAGTTGGAGATGAATATGTCGATAACGCTGGGAATCGCTGGGACTGGCAGATCGATGACTGGGAATACAATAGGCCAGCAGTCGATCTATCGACCCCTCCAACCCCTAAGTTCGGACCAGTAACTCGATCCGGATACGCCCAGCCTCCGGTCGATCCGCTGAGCTACTACTCGACTCCTGAACCGACTCCTGAACCGACTCCGTACACTGGTGGGCCAACAAGGTGGACCGAGATCAATCGTCCCGCTTTGGATCTGAGCAATATCCAGACGTTTACTCCGGTTTCATCGCCTGCTCCTGAGCCAACCTCGCCTCCTGTATCTCAGCAACCAACCTACAGCAGCGAGGGAGAAGACTCTGGAACCAGCCTGATAACCGATGAAAACAGGGAAAGGTACATCAGGGAAGGCGGGATGAATCTTCAGGGACCATCGGAACCCACTCCGGTGAATCCTCTTCCTGAGACATCTCTCCCAAAGGTGGAAGATGTTAATACCAACATTTTTTCAGGCGTTGTCACAAATCCCGTCCAAGGAGGCGAGAAGCCTTACTACATAGAGGACACTGGTGTTGCCGGCCCCGCTATAGAGAGCAAGCCTATCACTCCAGGGTTGATCCCGTTGGATAAACCTCAATTCACCTTACAGCCCACAACCAGTTTTCCGTCAACGACCACTCGCAACCCCATCGTACTCCCCGGTGCCTCGGTGCTGAGCAGGCCAGTCATCACGACCCCGTTGCCCGAGCTTCCGGTCAACCCCGTGCTGACTCGCAATCGGGACATGGCTCCGAGCAGGTACTTCCGCGATATCAACTACGATCCCGAGGAGATCCTCGCCGCGGCGATGCGAAGCATGGGCGGTCGCATGGCCCGCCGGTCAATCCTCAACGAACTGAGCTAACGATCTATGGCTACACCCATCAATCTCGAAGCCGCTGCTTCCCAGCGCATCAATCCGTTCCTTAAGGGCCTGACTATGCTGACCGGCGGTCTGGCCGGCGAGTTCACTGGTACCAACGAGCAGATCCGCGAGCGTAACAAGGCCCGTCAGGCTCTGCTTCAGGAGGAGCTGAACAAGCGGGATGAGCAGCGGGCGATGGAGCGTCAGTTGATGATCAACGCGCTCCAATCAGGAGTGGGCCAACTGCAAGGTGCCACCCTTGAGGAAAAGATGGCCGACTTCAGAAACAAGCAGCTTCAACAGAGTATCATCGCATCTGAGGCCACAAGATTTGGGCTTGGTCAGACTACTGGTCCTTCACAGTTTGAAGCGGATCCATTGTATCGAGCCACTGCTGCAAAAGCTCAAGCCGAGATGGCTAAACGTGGCGCTGAACTCACTCAGACCCGTGATATCAATGCCGAGGAAAACCGTCAGTTCCTCGAGGGCCGAGGCGTGACAATCCCTGCTGGTGCCACGGCTGGCCAACTTGAAGCTCTTCGCCGCACTGAAGACATCAAGATGCAGTCGGCTATTCCGTTTGAGCAACGTGGAGAAGTCGCCAAGGCCGGTTTGAGAAGGCTGCAAGCCGCAGGTGCTTACCCGTCACCGATGGATGTTTCCAAGATGACGGCTGCTCAGGCTATTGCCGAGGAAGAGCCTGCTTCCAAGCAGTACGCCGAAAGCCAGCGCGTGTTTGCGTTTCAGAAGCGTGAACAGGCTGAACAAAACGCTGTTCGTGGATTCATGCAGGAAGCTGCCAAAGAGGCTCCTGATCAGACCAAGTTGCAGGAGATGTTCTACGCTCTTCCGGTCGATGCTCAGAAGGATGCTCGCAATCGCCAGATTGCCGGTGTCACGAGTGTCGCCACTCCCAAGGAGCGTGAACAGCTCACCAAGTATTCCGGGCTGCTTTCCAAGGCTCAGACACTGGTTGGAAGCATCTCCGAGTTGGCCAAGAGCGAGGATCTGTCCAAGGTTTCGCAGGATAACTTCAATGGGTTCACTAGCTGGCTTCGTGGAGTTACCAACAAGTACGGCACAGAAGACCCCAAGGTCGCTTTGCTCAACAATATTGTTCAGCAGTTTGAACAAGTTGTTTCAGGCACTCGTAAAGACCTGTTCGGAGCTTCGCTTACCGGAAACGAGTTAGCTTCAGCGCGTTCTCAGTTCGGTGATCCAAACTCCGCAGACTTCCTTAAACGAATGATCACGTTCTTGGATGGAGTGTTCAGCCGAGACGTTGTTCAGGAAGACTTTAAGGACTTTGGAATCCAAGTTCCTGAAGCTCTTGAGAAGCGCACTCAAGAAGCTCGTAACAACTGGTTGAAGACTCGTGAGAGCTTCAACTTTGGTGGAAAGAAACAGGGGCTCAGTGCTGACAAGGAAGCTCGTCGTCGAGAACTCCGCGCTAAGAAGAACGCTCAATAAAATCATCCTATGGCTCAACTTACCGCCGCAGAAGAAGCTGAACTCGCAGCACTTGAGGCAGAACTTGTCAAAAGCGAAGCCTCAGAAGAGTCGCAGTCTAGACAAGAGCGAATTCGGATGATGGCAGAAGCCCGTGGAGGTGGTATATCCGCTGGTCCTATCAGCCCTCAGGCAACGGCAACTGGACTTCGTTATGGGCCAGTCATTGCGGCTGGCATGATGGGTGGACCAGTCACTGGTCTTGCTGCTCTCGGTCGAGCGGCGTTGCTTCAAGGATCAGTTTCGGCTGCTAGTGAAGCTGGCGCTGAAACCGTTGAAAAATTTGCAGAGGGCAAGGAATACAGACCTGGTCAGATCATTAGTGCCGGGATTAGAGGTTCTGCTCCGACCATGGCTAATGCTCCGATCAGGAATATCCTGATGGCGGCTGGAACTGGTATTGGTGGTGGAGCTGTTGAAGGCAAAACAAGCGGTTCGGAAATGTTTTGGGAAGGCGTCAAATCAGGAGGCCCAACTGCGGTGCTTCAAAGCGTTGGTGGCGCTAGCAAATACCTCGGAAACCTTCTTTCCAAGGGTATTCAGAAAGCCGAAGACATTGAGCGCATTGGTCCTGGCGTTGAGGCCACGATCGGTCAGGCGTTTCCGGAGTTTGCTGGTCTCGAATCCCGTGTTGCTGCTCAGACTGGAAGCCAGAGCGTAAAAGACCTGATGAATCGTCAGGCCGATGCGATCACTCGCGCTGTTGTCGGTGTGTCCGGAATGGCTGCTGAGACCTATCCCGACATCGTGAGGCGTGTAGCCTCTTCACTCAGCAACATGGACCCCGCCTCGATCGAGAGGTTGGCCAATGAGGCTGATGCGGTAAACACCGCCCGAAACGCTGTCGAGAAAGCTCGCACCGGGGCGCAACAGAGCTTGCTTCAAGAGTCACTCTCTGAGGCCGAGAACGAGTTCCGAAAGCGCATCGATCTGGAGACGATGGCCGGTGGATTGAAGGCTGGAGGCGTGAGACCGTTCCAGTCCGCTGCAATGGGCCGAGAAGCTGAATCAATGTTTGATGATGCTCGCAAGGCTTACAGAGCGCGTAGAGACGAGCTTTATCAACCCACGAAGGCTGTCGAAAACGATCCTGTATTCACTTTGTACGCAAAGCCTTCTCCGAACTCGAACTCAGTTCAGGATGAGGTTTTGAATGTGCTGACTGAGTATCCGCAGTTGGCAAGCGGTGCCCAGAGCGCACAGTTCACTCCATACCTTTCACGTTTGGAGGCCATCCTTGAGAATCGTGCTCCGGTGTCTCTTAACGAACTTCGGGCGATTCGAGAGAACCTCTACAGCGCAGCGGATTACGCTGGTCAGGCTTTCGGAAACAAGGCTCAGACATCACTGCGTAGAGTGGCTAACCGAATCACTGAGACAATCGATTCTCAAGCACCTGCCGCATTCGGAACTCAAATCGCAAGCGATCTCAAAACCGCTAATCGATTCGTTTCAGAGTTTCAGCCTCGATTCGACGAGTTCGGAGTCGCTCAAGCATTCAAGCCTGAGCGCATGGAGACCGCTCAGATGGCTGAATCAATCCGAGGTCGAGTCGCCAAGCAAGGCGTCGAAACTCCTGCGTTCCAGAATGCGATCACGCTCCTCGATGACCTCAAAGCGGCTGGTGCTCAGGGCGTCCCTGATTCCAAGAAGCTGGCCGACATCACGCGCTCCGGAATTGTTGATCGTTCACTCAATGCTGAGACCGGAGAACTGAATCTCCGCCAGCTTGCCAACGACCTGAACAACATTGAGCAGCAGAGCCCTGGTGGGTTGGCCAAGCTCGGGTTCGGAACCACCCAAGAACTCAAGCGGTTCGTGCGATTCGTGACCGGACTCCCGGAAGCTGAGAAGGTTGGTCCTGAGAAGATCGTCCAGCTTCTCAATACTGAGACTCCTGCGGGCTTTGCGGTGGCTTCCAGAGCCGTTCAGGCGCTTCCTGATGTCGCAACCGTCGATACGGTCATCTCGGCCCTCCAAAGACGCGCTACAGGCGGTTCTAAGGCGGCAAAAGAGGCTCTGGACTCCATTCGTGCGCGTGAGATCGAAGACTTGCTGCTTGAAGTGCGTGGTGGTCGCCGCGGCGCAGCGACTGGAGCTGTTGGAATTCTCGCGGATCCGGACAATCGGTCGCGTGTTGAGCGTATTCTTGGCCCGCAACTCCTATCCAGCATTGAAAACACGTTCATTCCAGGTTTTCGGGTGATGGAAGAGGCTAGGCAAGCCGCTGGACAGGCGGGAAACACTGTTCGTGGCGCTGCGTTCGAGCGAGTCGGTCGAAAAGTTGCTGAACTTCCGGTCCAAGCTGCTGGAGGGAAGGGCGCAGCAGGAGTTCTGTCGTTTCTCGGATCGATGGCCGATGCTGGAGGGTACGCACTGGTTTCAAAGGTGATAGCCAAGGGTGCAGGCGTCAGCGGAATGCGATCTCGACGCGATTTCCTCAATGAAATGGCCAGAATCTCTCAGCTTCCACAGCCAGGACAAATCGCTGCTTTGAGGCGATACGCGGGCGAAGAACCTGAAGCGGAATAATTTCCGCAAGAAATAGTTTGCAACACTGGGCAACACGGGGTACGTTCTTCCCCGTGAGCGTAAAACTACTCTCGATCAAAGAGATCGCACAGACCCTCGGGACTCATCCCGAGACGGTGCGTCGATGGATCAGGGATGGTCGGCTTCCAGCCATGAAGGCAACGAAGCGCACGATCCGTGTTCGCTCCGACGTCATCGAGCAACTACTCCGAAACAACAGCAAATGAACGCAATCGCAACGACAACCGCTGATGCATCCTCCGAGATGTACAGCAAGATCGCAGACCCCATCACCGCCATCGAGAAGATGGGCGAGTGGATCGCAGCCAGCGGAATGCTGGGATGCACCAAGGTCGAACAGGGAAAGCTCATCGCGTGGCAATGCGCCGCCGAGAAGAAGACCCCGTTCGATTTCAAGCGCGAGTACCACATCATCAACGGCTCCCTCAGCATGCGCTCCGATGCCATGCTCGCCGGCTACCGCGCCCGCGGCGGCAAGGTGGTGTGGAAGCAGTTCGATACCAAGGCAGCCATCGCTGTCTGGTCCTATGATGGTAACCAGTGCGAGATCGGGTTCTCTACTGAGGACGCCAAGCTCGCCGGTCTCCTGCCTGCCAAGCCGGGTTCCGGATGGGCCAAGGATCCTGGTGCCATGCTCCGCGCTCGCTGCATCAGCAAAGCGATCCGCATGCTCGCGCCAGAGGTTGTGGCCGGCATCTACACCCCTGAGGAGACCGAGGACTTCCAGCCAGCCATTGCTGAGACGCCTGTCGCTCCCACTAAGAGCTTCGACCTCTTGGCCAAGCTGGAAGAACTCTTCGAGTCACGCGAGTCCGATGTGAACGCGCTGCTGCTCAAGGCCGGTCGCATCAAGGAAGGCCAGACATTCCGCGATCTGGATGACACCTTCGCCAGCAAGTACATCAGCAAGCCTGACCTGATCCTCGGCAAGCTGCCCGTGATCGTGACCCCTGAGATCGTGAACGCGGAGGTGCAGCCGTGAGCGGAGAAATCATCTGCAACATGCCTGCTGCCATCTACCACGGCACCAAGGCACTCTCGAAGTCCGGGCTCGATCAGTTCCGTAAGTCGCCCGCCCACTTCCGCGCTTGGCAGGATGGCACGACCAAGAACGAGTCGTCCCCCGCTCTGGAGTTCGGGACCGCCGTTCACATGGCGATCCTTGAGCCTGAGCTGTTCGCCAAGTCCTACGCGGTGTTCACCGGCGATCGCCGCACCAAGGACGGCAAAGCAGCCTACGAGGCCATCATCGCCTCAGGCATGAACCCGCTCAATCAAGAGCAGTGGGACAACATCACCGGAGCCGCCGCCGCGGTTCATGCTCACCCTGCCGCAGCGCCGCTACTCAACGGCATCCAGACCGAGGTCTCGTGCTTCGACTCGTGGAATGGCGTGAAGGTCAAGGCTCGCATCGACGGGCTCGGCAAGGACTACATCATCGATGTCAAAACCACCCAGGACGCCTCACCCGCGTCCTTCGGCAAGTCGTGCGCCCAGTTCCGCTATCACGTGCAAGCCGCGTGGTACCAGCGCATGACCGGGGTCAACCGGTTCATCTTCATCGCAGTCGAGAAGGAAGCGCCCTATGGCGTGGCCTGCTACGAACTCGATCAACAGGCCATTGACCTCGGTCACTCAATCATCGAGGAGCAACTCCGCACGTTCGTCGAATGCCAACAGCTCAACTCTTGGCCTTGTTACTCATCAACCATCCAATCACTCTCGCTGCCCGCGTGGGCGGCTCGTCAGTCCGAATAAACAACACACATCCCAACACATGAAATTCAAAGTCGATCGTTCCCAAGCCGAAGTGAAGCCGTTTGCCGGCCCCGGCGAATACACTGTCATCGTCAACTCCTGTAAGGATGACGGTCTGGACAAGAGCGGTAACAGCGTCGCAACCCTGCGATACAAGGGTCCATCCGGGGAGGTCATCAGCGACCGCTTCGTTCTCAAGGACACCATGATGTGGCGCATTCAGGCGCTGATCAGTGCGACCGAGGCAAACATCGATGACGGTGCTGAGTTCGATTTTAGCCTCAACGGAGCCTTCTTCCGATTCCTCCAAGGCTTCGTTGGACTGTCCCTCGTGATCGTCCTAGAAGAGGAGAAGTACACCGACAAGTTCGGTGCTGAGCAGACCGCTCTGCGTGTCCGTCGCATGAAGAAGGTGCCGAGCGATAACGACACCATCTGACCTACAAACAAAAGCCCCCCGGAGAGTGCAGGCTCCGGGGGGTGACATGAGTCCAAAACAAACAAACAAAGCGCAACGACACGCTATGCAGACCAAAGATCATCCGGAAACCATTTCGACGCAAGCATTTCTGCTGCGTCCCTACCAGCAACGAGCGGTCGAGTGGGCCAAGTCTGGCGCTGATGGACTCATCATCGCACCAGCAGGATGCGGCAAGACACTGATCGCTTCATCGATCATCAAGCACTACTCACAGGATCCTAGCTGGACCTTTGGTTGGATTGCTCCCACTCGTGAGACCTGTCAGCAGGCATGCGATGCTCTCGTGGCTGTGGGTGTGGACCCTACTCGCGTCGATGTGCGCTGCCCCCACGAATCCGTAGATTTCAGCAGCAAGAAACTGATCATCGTCGATGAAGCCAAGCATGCGCCTGCGACCACATGGAAGCGCATTATCGAGTCGTGCAAGGGACTGAGGTTTGGCTTCGACGCAACGCCTTGGTCCGATGACGGCGAGCGAAACGAAGAACTCCGTAAGCTGTTCCGCGGCAATCAGTTCGAGATCAAGCGCGAGGAACTCCAAGGAGTTCTGGCCCACGCAACCGTGTACATGCACTCGGCCAGCGACAAAGGTCTCCAGCAGAAGATCGATGATCACATCGAGATGCTCTTCAACGATCGCAAACGCTACATGCGGATCAAACACGCCGAACTCCGTGCGATGTGCGCTTGGGAAGCGATCACCGAGATCGGAATCTGCAAGAACATGGAGCGAAACGGAATGGCCGCGATGATGGCATCAGAAGGTGGATGTTCCAATTCTCCAACTCTGGTTCTGGTTCCACGAGTCACACTCGGGATGTGGTTCGCATCGCTGCTGTCTGGCGCTGTCTGCATTCACTCGAAGGTTCCGAAGAAGGTCCGATCCAATGTCATGGATGCGTTCAGGAAAGGAGACATCCAGATCTTGATCGCCACCTCTCTGGCCGACGAGGGATTGGATCTGCCGAACGTCCACACGCTGGTCATGGTGTCCGGTGGGCGGAGCGCCCAGAAGACCATCCAGCGGGCCAGCCGTGCGCTGCGTCGAGCGCCAGGAAAGGATCACGCGATCATCCACGACTTCCGCGACACCTTCCATCCGCTCGCAGAAGCCCACGCCAAGAAACGCATCAAGTGCTACAAGGAACTCGGATGCTCAATCGTATGAGCACCGCACTCACCATCGTCTCCATGGCCGTGCTGATGCCGCTCTGCGTGATCGCAGGTGTCTACGTAGGCCACACTCTCACTATCAAATCCCAACAAACCACAACCAATGAGAATCCTGAATCTAGGCGGAGGAGTTCAATCCACAACGCTGTACCTGATGGCGATGCGCGGTGAAATTGAACCCATCAAGTGCGCCATCTTTGCTGACCTCGGGGAGGAGCCAAACTCTGTTTATGAGCACATGGAGTGGCTCCAGAGTTTAGGTGGCCCAACAATCCACATCGTTTCATCAGGCATGCTTGGAGAAGACCTAAAGCATGGAATGAATTCGACTGGTCAACGTCACGCTACAATCCCCGCATTCACCGCTCAGAACGAAGGTGAGCCGCTTGGCATTATGCGTAGACAATGCACCAGCGAATACAAAATCAAACCGATCGAACAATTCATCCGCAGAAAACTCCTTGGCCTTGAGAAAGGTCAGCGCATCAACACCAAGCTGACCCAGCTTTTCGGAATTAGCCTCGATGAAGCGGGCCGAGCTACACGCATCAAAGGCAACAGTCCGCACTGGTCTGAACCCGAGTTCCCGCTCTGCGACAAGATGATGACCAGAACAGACTGCGTGAAGTGGCTGGATGCTTACGGAATACCTCACAAGGTTCCTCGCTCCGCCTGCGTATTTTGCCCGTACAAGTCAGACCATGAATGGCTCAAGCTCAGAGAATCCGATCCAGATGGATGGGCTAGAGCTGTCGAAATAGACGATGCACTCCGAATCGAAGGCACTGTCATGAGCAGGGGATGTAACGACAAGCTCTACCTCCACAAGTCTTGCAGACCTCTTAAAGAGGTGCACCTGACCGACGGAGAGCGCGGTCAATCAGCATTCAACTTTGAGTGCGAAGGTGGATGCGCTCTTTAACAAAAATTTCAGTACACCAACAAACCAAAACCAATGAGCAAAACAATCGTAGCCTGTGACCCCGGCGTGAACGGCGGGTTCGCAATCCACACCAAGGACGGGATCCTCCTGTTCGCAATGCCCGAATCATTGCCCGATATGGCGCAACTACTAAGCGGATTCAAATTAGCAGATAGCCATCTCTGGATTGAGAAGGTCCCCAAGTTCGTGAGCAAGCTGACTCCTGCTGCAAGCGTTGCCACGCTACATGAGAACTACGGCATCATCCAAGGATTGGCCTACTCCATTGGCTACGCCCTCCACCGCGTGGAACCCAAGGTATGGCAAGACCCTCTTGGACTGGGTGGTAAACGCTCCTGCGCCAACTCCGCGGAGTGGAAGCGCAAGCTCAAGGCCAAGGCCCAGGAACTGTATCCGCACCTCGATGTCACGCTTAAGAACTGTGACGCCCTGCTGGTCCTCCACTACGCCCAGGGAGGTGGTCGATGAGCGAGCAGGTCAAACGAATGATCAACGATGGTACCGGGGTGTACCAGATGAGCAGGAGCCAAGCCGGTGAAACCTATCGTGCAGCGAAGAAACTTAAAAGATATGAAGTCAGCTACTGGAACAGGAACAAAAAGAACAAACAAATCCAAACGAAACCGTGAGCTTGTTAAACACGTTTTAGTGTCACCAGATGTGCATGCTGAGTTAAAGGCATACGCAATCAAAAATGGATATAGAACTCAGGGACTGGCAGATGAAGCAATTGCAGAATATCTAAAGAGACAGGAAGCAAAATGAGCGAACAAAACAAATCAGAGACGGTACGACTAACATTCAAAGGACTGCTGTCCATTTACCTGCCGGACGAGAAGGTGGCGGAAGTGTACAACGCCACCGAACTGTCCTGCCGCAGGAACAATTGGGGAATCGCAATCGACGAGAGCAACCGATTGGACTTTGTTCCGATGGTGAAGGTGGAGGAATCGAAATGAGCGCACCAATCAACGACGGAGGACCGGCGTTTCCACATACAACGCAATGGGACGGAATTACTCCAGCAATCAATTACCATGGTATTTCAATGCGCGACTACTTCGCGGCGCATGCAATGAACGAAGTGGGATGGTACAACAACATAAACCAGAGCGCGATTATGGCTTACGAAATAGCCGACGCGATGCTCAAAGCGAGGGATGGCAAGTGAGCGATACACCGATATCAGACTCAACACCGCACAACGTGGCCGAACTCGGTATGCTGTGCAGGAGGCTCGAACGCGAACTCAACGCGGCCAATGCAATCATCCGGCAGCAGCAATTGTTGGATGAAGCAAACCTGCGGCTTCAAGACCGCATCAAGCGGCTGGAGCGTGAGATTGAAGTGCTTCGATTCTATGGAAACAAGGGATGCACAGCGGTTGCTGATAAAATACTAGCTAGGAATGCAAAGATATGAACGAAGAACTACTGACCAAACTATTGGAATACATTGACGCGGCAATCGACGCAAAATCTGAACAAGCGAGAGAATCGTCTGACGGAGGATTGGTTGAGGCGGTCGTAAAATTTCGCGTAAGAGATGAACTGTTCAGTCTAATTAAAAAGGAGGACAAGCCGTGAATCTACCAAAATCAAGCATCATTGATGAGATAGCAGATCATCGTGACGAACTGCTAAATGAGAACAGAAAACTCAACCAACGCATCAAGCGGCTGGAGGAGGGTGGGGATGAAGCAATCTACCCCTTTGAATATGCGGCCAGAGTGAGAATTTGGACAGAAGCCAAGGAGGCCAAGCCGTGAAAACCTCAACCGAAACACTGATCGCAGCCATGCGGATATTTTCAAGAGACATCATATCCGATGATGGAGTTACCAACGCTTTCATTGCTGAAGCAGCACAGCGACTGGAAGAACAGCAAGACCGCATCAAGCGGCTGGAGGAGGAGCTGGAGCGGACCAAGCAGGATCGGAACGCGATTGCGAAGAAAACCCGCGAGCCGCTGCTGTTGAAGCTCGATCATGCCGCCGAACGCATCAAGCAACTGGAGCAGGAGAACGACGCATTGAGAGCGGATCTGCTGCTGTGGGACAAAGCTGGCATCGGATTCACAACGGAGGACAAACCGTGAACCTCAACGATTCCCAGCGCAAGCTCATCACCAAAAGCATTTCCACTGTTTGGAAGGGCAAGCGCGAATGCCCGATCTGCATCCCCACCACCGTTTGGAGCATTGGAACCCTCGTTGAGGTCCGAGAGTTCAACGAAGGTAATCACTGCCCCGGCGCAGCCATCACCCCCCTGATACAAGTCGAGTGCCAAAACTGCGGGTACACCGTTCTGTTCAACGCCATTGCATTGGGTGTCGTTGACCGAGACACCGGCAAGGTGAAGGAGGACAAGCCGTGAAACGCTACACCCACATCGTATTGCGACGAATGCCTCCACTGAATGGATTCAGCATCAAGACTCCAGAAGGCAAGTTCCTGAGCGACATACGTCCACGGGGCATCGTCAAAGAACTCAATCGTCTCAACGACCAAATCAAACAACTCGAAGCCAAAGTGGATGAACTCCATGACCTCGAAAAATGGTTGGAGGGAAGATGATCGTACCCATCGGCCCTGCCGCATTCGTGTTCCGCCACAAGAGAACCGGCCAGATTGTCGTCGCACCCAGCGAGCGGTGGCATGAGTACTACGACAACAAAGAGGACTGGGAACATACCGCGAGCGTGAATGCTTGCGGAGCTTTGCAGTACATCATCGACGCCAAACCGGCTGAGAGGAACCGATACATCAAGTCACTTACTACCAAGAATCCATGAAACGCTGGAACAAGAAAGCATGGCCTTTACTGGCAGGAACCAAGAATGGAAACACCATCAGAGTCTGGTGCCCATATTGTCGGATTCACCATGTGCATGGATGGGACAAGGACTGTTCAGA